TCAATTAACTTCCAACCACTCCAAACTCCCGTCCATTTAGCATTACTATCACCAGATACCCATGTTCCCTTTAAAGGGGTTTTATTAACATTAATTGTTCCTACGTACTTAGCTCCATCATCCCAATTTATAGTTTGTATTTCTTGATCATCAATTGATTGATCATCTTGATTATTCGTTGATTCACTATCTTTTTCATCTCTTAATTTTATAAGTAAATCAGCTGTTTGTTTGTCTACAAAACCAGATGGTGGTAATCCGTTATCTTTTTGAAAATTTATTACTGCTGTTTCAGTAGTAGTTCCAAAATCACCATCTATACCATCTTTATTTTCCCCATATGTTCCTAAATCATACCCTAACGTTTTTAAAGCTGATTGTAATGTTTCTACATTTTTTCCACTATCACCAAGTCGTAATCCTTCTGGTTTCCAATTTAGAGATTTATTTCTAGCTGCTAAATGTATATGATTATAATGATTGTCAACTCTCCATATAAATTGATAACGTATACCATCAATTGTTTTATTGATATACCCTCCTGTTTTGGGATCTTGTATACCAATTGAGTCTAAAGCTGCTCTAAATACATTATCTCCAACTGTATTTTCAAGATCTTTGCCAGAAACATTTGGGAAGCCTACAATATCAACACCATATGAGTCTTTAGATCCAGTCCAATGATCACTTCGTCTACCAGATTTTGTTGTTGATTCATCACGTTTTAATGATGAAATTTTAATATCTGGAAATTTTTTCTTTAAAGCAGAAAATAATCCTAACAGTTTTCCCATGGTCCCACCCCACGAATCATTGATTCCTCCAGGCTTTGCTGCTGATATTCCATATGTTGAACTACCATTAAAAGATTGTATTTTTTCAATATCAACTGTATCATCTATAGTATCATCTTCTTCGTCATCTTCATCATCAACATCTTGATCAATTATTTCTACATCATCTGGATCTATTTGTTGATCAACATCAATTGATTTATCTTTTTGATTTGATTTTTTAATAATTTGTGCATCATCTGTTTGTTGTTGATTTGGAAAATATATACTTATATTTCCTATTTCATATGAAGATGGATCATCATCATCTTGTTTTTCTACAACAAAAACATTAACTACTTGTTTTCCTTTTCTATCTTTTATAGGATTACCTACAATGTATTTATATTTTCCATTATTAAATCTAGATATAGATCCAAATTGAGATGATTGATTTATAGAATCTATAATATCATTTTTAGTCATTCTAGATCCACGTTCTTTACGAACTAATTTAAATCCAGAAACATATCCTGGTTTTGATTTTACTAATCTTTTATCACCAGGCGATAATGGTAATATTTTAGTAACTGTTTTTTGTTCTTGTAGAATTTTCTGATATTCTTCTTGTATTATTTTATCGAATGTCTTCATTTTATATAAATATTACCAATCTATCATTACAAGATTTCCGTTCCATGTCATTATGTTATCTGGTTTGAAATCCAATGATAATTTTAAGTCTCCAATTCCTGTTTTTGCAACTTGTTGTTCTAATGCTCTTAAAAAACTTACAAATTTTGGAGAATAATTTCTTGCTGCGTCTGTATTTAAATAATCAAAAATACTTGTTTCTGGACCTTCACTTCTAGCATAATCCTTATAATCTTCATAAAAACGTGTAATTTCACGTTCATCTGCTGGAGATAATTTATTAGCTTTATTCATTATATACATACGTTTTGAACTATCTGAATAATGTACTGGAACAAATGTATTAAATTCTCCATACCGACCTACAATTACATCAGCTACTGCAGTTTCGTCTGGTTCTGTTGTTATTTTTAATAAATAATCCTCATCATTTATTTGGTATACTTTACCATTATCACCTCGAGCAAAAAAAGTAATTTCTTTGTTTTTAATTTTATTTAATAATCTAGAAGATTCTTCTTCTGTTATTTCTCGCAATATTTGTTTTAATTTTTTCATTAGCTAAATTTCGATTTATCTAAATCTATATTAATTAAAAAACTCATATCTACATCATTTCTTTTTCTGATAGGAGTAGCTAATTTTCCTATCATTAACAATTGACCTAAATCATTATATAAACCAATTGTAGTTATATAAGGTGAAAAATCAGACCCAGTTGCAAATGATTGTATATTATAACCATTATCTGTTAATACTGTCGGATTTTGAGATACATTGAAATCACCTGAATCTAATCTTACTAATACAGAATGTTCATATAAACTAATAGTACTTTTATAACTAGAAGTATATGCTGTATTTATTATATCATTATAACGATAATCAGGTGAAGATACAACTACTAATCCTTGTTTTCCAAAAACATTACCAACTCTAGCAGTTTGAAGCATTCCACCGCCCTCCGTACGGTCCGATAAAGTGCTTATCTGTGCTTGAGTTAGATGTTTATTAAATATTCTAATTTCATCTAGATCTCCGTGTAAACTTCCGTTATTTGTGGAATAACCGCCTATTTTCAAGGTAGAATCGTTATTTATTTTTGCTGATGCGGTAAATGGTGAATTAAAACTGTAATTTAATAAACCAAAACTACCAGATGATTCCAAAGTTCCATCAATATACATTTGCAAATCACTACCCGACTTTTGACATAATACATGAGTCCAAGATCCAGTAACTGCAATAGATGAAGTTAATTCTGCTTTAAATGTATTAGATCCAGCTGCAGAAAATTTAATTTGATTACTTCCACTTAATTCTATTTTAAATGGATATTGTTCTGATATTGATTGTGAAAGTTTTCCAATTACCAATTCATCTGAATTTGAAGAATTTGCTCCTGTTATAAAAAATGATATAGCATAATTTTCATAACGGTCATATATACCAGATAAATTAGTTTCAATAAAACCAGAACCAGAAAATGATGCAGCTAATCCAATTGGTAATTGACTTCCATTTGAAGTAGGAACTCCATCTACATATGTTACGCCGGCTATATTAATATATGGAACTCTTGAAGTATCAAAATATTCATTGAAACCTTCATAAAACTTTTCTCCGCCTGGAAATGATCCTGTTACAATATTAGAATCATAAACATTTCCATATAAATCAGATCTCAATGTTCTTGTTCCATTATATTGAAATGAACCTGGTTTAATTTCTTCTCCAAATTTAATTTGCGGAATACTAAAAACTGATGCAGATAAAAATAAATGTTTTGAAGTTCTATTTAAGTCAGTAGGGCCATGTGTTTTACCTGGCTCTGTTTTTCTTTTATAAAATAATTGATTAATAGAATTATAAATACTAAATTTATATGATCCATCTACATTTACTGCGTCGTTAAATGTTTTACTACTTGATATAGCAGGTAATCCAGAAACATAAATTGCTTGTAATGGTTTATAATTATCTCCATATGCACTACCAGAATCAAATTCAAACGTTTTATTTGCTTGAAAAGGATTAACTTTATAATCAGTTGGCTCAACTTTTTTTAATACGGTTGGATGTAGTCCTTTATATATTGTGATATCTTCTGCCATTACAGTAAAAACCTGTTACATTTATAATAAATATAACAGGCTTAAATTCAATGAAACTATTAAAAATCTAATTTAACACGTATCAATGCTTCGCGCGAAAATGATTTTAATAATGGCTTACTTAATTTTGCAACTGCTAATAACTCATTTGCATCATTATATAAACCAACGGTTGTTATGTATGTTTTCGGATTATTTATGAAACTTGAATTTTTAAACTCACCAACAGATCCAGTAACAAATGATGGATTATTAGTGAAATTATATTGTCCATTTTTAACTCTGACAAAATAGTGAGTACTTGTAATCTTTTCTTCATTTCGTGCTTCAAAACTTGCAGCAGATGCACTATATGATCCAGATATTGAATGATAAAGAATAAAGTGATTATTACCTTCTGCTGTTGCTGCACTTGATGCACTAGTATTAGTTGCAAACGCTAAATCTTGATCTAACATTTTTCCATCTAATATCATAGTACCATATGATGGATAAAATAAACCATAATAAATTGGATTAGTTGGATTATGAACTCCATTGTCAATACTACCTGATACTATATTATAAACATTCCCTGATGTACCGACAGTTGCAGCAGCTACACTTGAATCATCAATCAATGTTAATGTTCTACCTCCTACAGTTACACTACCAGTTGCATTTTGATCATGAGATACAACTGTATTTAATGGTAATTGCCAATTTCCAACATCTAATTTTTCTCTTACTCTGTTTCTTTGTACATTAATTGCATAAATTGAATCAGTACTTCCAGAACCAGCTGTTATAAATCTTGTAGCAGCCTTTTCTAATAATAATTGTTTATATTGTGCATATATTGCTTTAGACGCAGGATCTTCTTGATTACCTAATGCAGATGAACCACTACCTTCAACATGTCCATAAGCTAATGCAAATTGTACTGCAGAGCCTGTTAATTGAGGCGACTTTTGATATACATCAATATAATGACGTATTTGGGATACTGTTTGATTAGATGCAGTAAAATATGAATTCAATGATCCTTGGTTATCACTCCATAACCCAGCTGTTACTATTTCTGTTTGATTTCCAACCACATCTTCCAATTGATTAAATCTATTAAATGTTTGTCCAGATGTTGATAATATTTGAGCTTGTTGCTGTTGAACATTACCAGTAGGCGAACCAGCACCAGCTGCTCCTGGTGATTGTGATTGATTTGCTAATGTCTTTAAATTATTAATTAAATTTGTTTTCATTTTATATACCTAAAATTAACTACCACTTGATAATGAACTACCTGCGGTTTGAGTTGTAACTGCTTTAACTGTTAAATTAATAGTAGTGCTTCCACCAGTTTCATTACCCACAATCGTAATTGTAGTTGTTTTATCTTCTGTTAATGATTTTGCTCTAACTTGGAAAGCAAATCCTGCTACAGCAACACTTTGTGCATCTTGATTGTCGCCAATAAATACGGGTGTAGTTGGAAGAGTACCTGGATTTGTTAATGCTTGTGTAACTGTAATTTCAGCTATATCACTATTTCCTAATATTGCTGTATAACCTAATGTTGAATTACCACCTTGTAAATTACTTGTATTTGGTGATATTAATGATGTGTCAGATGGAGCATCTAATACAATTGCAGTACTACCAACAGTAACAACAGGTATTTGTGTTGTAGATTTTGGTAATGTTACTAATTTATATTTTAATGCTTGTGTTTCATCCGGAATAGCTTCTGTTACTGGTGTATTTTCAATTAATACCCCATAATAATCAGTACCTAATGGATGATTTACATTCCATAATGAATAATCTACTTCATCATCACCTAAAGCAAATTGAGTGATATTGAAATGTTGACTTCCTTTTGCTAATAACTCTCTTCCTTTTAAAGTTAAAATAGCATCAACTGTAATTGAACTATTGTCTAAATATCCCATTTTTATTAAACCTTTTTATTTTTTAATAAATATTACGTTTTAAAATTTTGTATCTTTTTTTAAAAACTCCTTAATATTCCAGAATCTTGAGTTGGTCTTACTGGAGCTCCTGCTCTTGATTGTACAATTATTTGATTTGGATTAACGTCTGTAAATTCAACAACCGGTCCTCCGTCTATAGTTTGATTTGAATTAATATTAAAATCAGGACCATTTAATTTACACCCATCATATTTTAAATCATCTATTCCAGCTGGTAAATAATCTTGTACTTGTGCAAATTTATAATTATAAAAATATGTTGTTACACTACCAGAAATTCCGCCGCCACCACCATATGTTCCTGAACCATATGTTCCAGATCCATAACCACCTAAACTAACTGAACTAGAAACAGATGATGACACAGAAACTAATATTTGTTTAAATGCTGATAATCTACTTCCTGTTATAGTAGGAAGAACTCCTTCGCACATCCAATATGGACTAGTTCTAGCAACCCATGTACTTCCAGATCTTTGTACATAATCATAACAATACTTAGTACCAGTATATCTTTCTTCGGCACTACTAGTTAAATATGCTTGATATTGATCATCGTCATTACCAGACATAGTAGCTACTGGTTTATTTATTGATCCTACATATTGATCATATGTTGCATTAATATATTCTTCAGTATTATCAAAAATAGTTAACGTTGTATCTCTAGTCTCATTAGATCTAGCTACATTAGGTAGAGCAGTATCTTTATTTCTTTCTAATATGTTTGGCTGAACTAATAAACCAGTTATTTTATCTGCTCGAGCTGGTAAAACTTGTTCTAATTGTCTAAAAAATGATAAATCAAACAATGAAAATATTTTTATATATGAATTAATATCATTCTTTTGAGAATATTTTTTCCAATAATCAGATGCAACCCTTTTTAAATCTGGATATGATCTTTTATCTTGATCTCCTGGATCTCCTATATATTCATCTAATGATTGAAATCCTAGTTGTGCAATGATATCTTCATTAATCATTGTTTGTGGAGAATAATATACTCCTAATTTTTTACTGTCTAATGGATCTTTGTCAAACTGACTTCGCTCAGCTCTTGTGTTAATATCTAAAGTTCCAATTAATTCATTTGATTCAATACGTATTTTATTATCATCGAACGTTCCTGCGCCTAATGATATTCCATCAAAATAATATGTTTCTTCTAATGAATCATATGGTTCATCATTTGTCCAACTAGCAAATGAAGCTGATATACCAGATGGATTTGGTTCAACACCTTGTAAACTTGATGTTAACGCATGATCAATTTTTTGTGATAGTGGTGTTCTAAATACTAACTCATTATATGCATCAATATTACCATCATACGCACTAGGAGCTTTTGTGTGATTTTCAAATGGTTCTATATCTAAACTAGAAGTCCATAAACGAAGTTCTTGTAATTGACCTTCTAATCTATCTCCTCCAGTAGTACCACCTAACGTTAATGTTCCAGAACTAGCAAAACTAGCTGCGTCTGATGCAGTTACTGTTGCTATAATTTTTCCATATTTAGATTTTTTAGCAATTAATTCTAAATTAGATCCAGATACTCTTAATATAGTATTTATCCAATCGCCATTATAACATTCAATTTCATCAGTTGTATTACCATTAATTGCTAATCTTCCTAATGTTCCTTTAGAAAAATCAACTGTTACTGTGTTAGAACCTATTGTAAATAAATTCATACCAGATGACATAGTTGGATTAGTTAATACGTTGTCTGTTCTAAATCTTAATTCTACAGTTTGTATTGGCTGATCATAATTAACTAGTACAGTACCTGCAGGGTTTCTAATTAAATCTAATGCATAATCAAAATTTAGTTTTTCATATAACGGTGCTCTTTGTATTCTTGGTCCGCCATATTCTTTTATAGTTATTAAAGATTGTGGAACACCATAACAAGCTAATAATGCTTGAACACTTCTTTTAGTACCTTTTGATTTTAATAAACCAGGAATATTATTAACAATTCTTCTCCATATATGATATGTCATATCACGGCCTGGTAATGATGGTTCTCCAACAGAATTAGATCCAGTTATTGGAATACCAGACTCATCAGTTCCTAAAACATATTCCCATAAATTTTTAAATTGATTTCCATTTGTTAATGTCCATCCAAATTGTTTTGCTACTGAATATAATAATTCATTTGGCATACCAACACTTGGATTTTCATCTCTATTATGTATATCTGTCATTGATTTAACATATGTATAAAGTATGTCAAAATGTTGACCTAACATATCAATAAAGACTTTCAAATCAATATTACTTTGATCCAATAAAATATATTCTGGTATCGATTCTCGTAAAATATTTCTATTATCAGAATCATAAATAGATGCAGTTGCATGTAATTGATTATACCAAGATTGGAATGCACTACTAGTTACATTGTGTAATACATATGGATATGTTGAATTCGTTTTAGGTACAGGTGTTATATAACTACCGGTTACTGCATATACGGTTGGATTTATAACTGGCCCAGGATGGGTAAATAATCCTGATGATGATTGATAATATAAAAATTTCTCAAAATCATCAAATCCACCAATTAAACGTTCTTTTGTAGTTCTATAATCAACTGCATTAGTTACAGCTACACTTCCTGATAATTGTGATAAACTTGCAGATTGTTCTGTGTATGATTCTAATAATTCTAATTTATATTTGAAATTAGCTAATCGTTCTGTAGCTGAACTATAAAATACAAAATTATTGAAATCTGTATAATCTATATTAAGTTTAACACCAGATAAACTACCAGAAAAATATGAGTCAATAATTTCTTGTGAAGTTTGTAATGATGATCCTAATAAATCATTCCAAGTTTTTAAATCTGTTTCTGATGAAATATTATATGCTTTATTATTTGCTTGCCAGTTAGGTCCAGATAATTGATTGAATTGTCTTTCTACAAATTCTGGATAAATAACAATTTTATCAACATATGGCAATTTCTTTTCACATACAACCCAACATTTAAAGTTTTCAATAATATCATCAGATAATGGTTCTAGTAATTTAACATATAGAAATTCACCAATTACTACACTATTAACATATTGAACACATTGGTTTCTACTAAAGTTCAATAAATAAGTTTTAGCATTACCTTGATCTGATGTTTGTTTAACAGATTGTATATAATTTGTTATTTGCTGAAGAAAATCTAAATTAGTTGTGTCAATTGCTTTTAAACGTATCTCTGTTCTATCTGGAGATATTTCGTCAATTTTTAAATGTTGCTCAGTATAACTACCAATTAAATTTTCAAAGAAATTTAAAACAATTCTATATGTTCCTGCAGACAATCCTAAAGATTCAAATTCTTGTAATGCATTAACATTTAATATAGGAGCATTAAATTGTATATCAACATTAGTTTCGGTATTTGTGAAAGTAGGTTGTATGTTTGTTGCTTGTATTGAGTGATTACCTGTTATCCAAGAATCATTTGCGTATACATGCATTTCAATTTTTTGATTTGGATTTGGATATAACGCAGGATTAAAATCAATACGATTAGGTGGATATAACAATACATTACGATCTTGCGGTTGTAATCGTTGAGCAGATAA